GCATGATGTTGTCGTTGCATTGCAGAACGAATCTTAGCATCAGGCGCAACGTCCTGCATTATCTGGTTAAGTTCGTTACGTAAGTGGGCAACCGCTGGACGACTAGTGTGGTCCCCTTCGTGAACATCTTTACCAAAGAAACGCTCAACGACCTTATCGAACTTCCTACGTACCTCTAGGAGCTCCTCAGGGCGTCCTGAGTAGGTTTTATTAGCGGCAAGGTAGGCTCGCTTAACTTTCTCTACAACGTGGCTCAGATCCTTTCCTGCGTACTCTGGGTTAGTTTGTTTAAACTGAGCCATGGCAGTGTTCAAACGTTTAGTGACCATACCCTTAGGAACCACTGTAGGAACAGAAGATAGAGCCTTACGGATATCAGTGCCTAGACGAGCCACCTCAGTGTTCAAAGCTGCCATCATCTGCTTACGTGGAGTGGATGAGTCAATGCCTTTAATGGATAGTACCGTATTAAGTACAGCATCCTCACGATTACGAACCGTTTGGGCTCCTAAGGCCATGCCTTCTTCGGCATTGCGTGCTTTCATTGCAGCAGGGCTTTGATCCAGTATGTACTTACCTAAAGAAGCTTTCTCACGGTACAGACCAGCATCCTTTAGTTTCTTACCCGCCCTACTCTTCAATGGAATGAGTGACAGACCAATGTTAGCAGCAGCATCTAGATCCTTACGAGCACGAGGACTAAGGTTACTGTAGGCATCATAAAGATACCTAGCAGTGTTAGTGTCCATTAGCTTCTCAGAGCCAGTGTCAAGCAGTTCCTTGAGAAACTCCTCAGCACCATCAGGGGTCATGGTAGAAAGTAACTCTAAGGTCGCTTCACTAACAACATCATTAGCTCCCATGAGGACCTGTCCAAAGCCTTGAGCAGCAGCCTCTAGATACGTCTGCTCATTCTCTGCCATCATCTGAGTAGATTCTTCTACGTTCTCTACACGGCCTTGGAGGGACTCTGTGATACGTCCTCCAAGAGACTCAGGAGAAAACATAGGATCTTGTACTACTTCAGCCTCTGTTCTACCAAGAGGCTCAAAGGGCATGTCATTGCCCTCAGAGTCTATAGGCACAAAGAGTTCGTCTAAATTAGCCATTACTTGATCTCCTCGCCTGTGTTCATATCGTAAAACTTACCGTCTAACTTATAAACCAAGCGACCATTAATTTTACCTGCCTGTGCCTTCTCAGGAATTGTAAAGAGCATATCATTGAAGATAACACTCTGTTTACCTTCCTGTGGGTCCTTCTCTTTAGGCACACCGATGTTCTTAGTCTGGTATACTGGAGGAATCTCCACCATGAAGTTCTCTGGACTACCTTCAACGGTACGTGCAAAGAACTCAGGATTGTATTTGTAGAGACTCTGGTTAAACCCTTGGACTTTCTTCTGCTGTACTTTAGCGTTAAACTCAAGAATTTCTTTCATTGCCAACGGAGTCAAGCTTTCAGAAGCACCCGCAATACGTTCAGCAGTCGCCAAGTCTCGTTCAGATATTGCAGTACCGTCACCGAACATACCTGTAGAAAGCAACTGGCCCGCTAGGAGCTTGGTCTGTGAGATCAAGAGATCAGTATTAGCAACTGTCTGGTTAGCTTTCTCCCAAGAAGGGAATACAGTAGCCATGAGTTTCATAACACCCTGACGAGTATTCGGGAATGCACCTATATTAACGTCACCGCTATCCAGAACTTTTAGAGCATTGTTTGCTTGTACGATAGACTCTTTAGCCTGAGTCATCTCGTCACGTTTAGCTTTAAGACCCTTGTAACCAACAAGCTCCATCTGGTTCTCACGCTTCTGGTTGATCCAGTCTTTTTGAGCTTTAGCGTAACACGCTGGGTCATTAATATCACACTGATATTTGTACTTAGCAATAGCAACAATATTCTTCTGATCGTTGGTGTCTAGTGCGTTCACACCTTCCTGAGCTTCTGGCTCAAGTTCCTTAGCCATCGTTAGTACTGCATATGCGTCCTGCATGTTACCATCACGCATGAGCTCCTGACCAAGCGCCATGAGACCATTGTAGTCTCCTTTAGCTTTAGCCATCTTCTGCTGCATCTGCATTGCTCTACGCTCTTCAGGGCTCATAGCGGCCTGCCGTAGCATCCCTACGGTCTCTGGAGAAGCTCCTCCAGCTTGAGCGAATGAACCCGCAGCTTGAGCACCCATGCGTACTGCTTGGTCCATTGCAGCAGGCATACGTGCAATCTGAGCAGCGCCCCAGTTAGCAAAAGGGGTTTGTCCTTGGGTGATTAATTTAGCGTTATTAAGACCTTCCTGTTGAAGTTTAGCAAGCTGTTCCTGACGGACTTGCTCAGGGGTCTTAAGTAAGTTTTCAATCATGCTAGCCATAGCTTACCCGAGCCTCTCTCTTAACCAATCTTCAAAACTACCAGCAACATTCCCTACAACGCTCTCGCCCTGTGCATTTGCTGTGAACAGACCACCGAGGGCTTTAGCAAGAGCATCAACACGAGCTGACTCAAGTTCAGAGACTGCTTTCTGACCTTCGGCCTGTGCCTGAAGACCCGCAATACCTGATTTGTAAAGTGCTTCACTCTGAGCAATATTACCAGACTGCTGGATGTTACCAAACTGAGCAGAAGGTGACAATGCTGAAAGAGCTTGTTGTTCAGGCATGAAGGAAGCTGATAGAGCTCCTGTGACATTCTGCAGGTTCGCTGCTTGCTGCTGATATGGAGACAATGCTGCTTGTGATCCAAGACCAAACATACTAGCGGCATTCTGAGTCTGCATATTAGCCAACTGAGGAGCCAACTGCTGTGCTTGGAGCCAGTTAGCAGAAGACTGTTCAGCAAAGGCTTTCTGCATTGCAAGTTCTTCTGGGGTGCCTCCGTACATTGCAGTACCAACACCTAGGCGACCTTGTGCTGCCAAACGGTTCTCAAGGGCTATACGCTGGCGTTCTTGTTCGCCTGCCTGAGATGCCTGTAGCTGACTGTAGATGTCATCAGCAGACGCTGTGGGCTGTCCTAGGGCAGACTGAGCGCCCTGAAGTGCTGTAGCGGATAGTCCTTGGTACGCTGAAGGGTCCATGGTCATTCCAGCGCCTGCCTGAGCTTGACCTAAAAGTCCCTGCTGTATTCCAGCCTGAGTAGAACCAAGATTAACGTCTAAGGCACCACCAGCGCCTACCGAAGTAGTGGCTGAAGGAGTACGTACAGTGAACGGAGTAAACTGAGTAGTCCCTGCTGCTTGTTGTCCGAGAGCTTGAGCACTAGAAGCGTACTGACCTGCCGCAGACTGAATATCTGACATAGTATCGCCAGCAGACTCATAAGGAAGGTACGCTAGTGCTGCCTGAGACCCTCCAGTGATTAAATCAGCGAGTAACGCCATTAGTAAGTTCCTCCGTCAATTGTACCGATTGTTGCAGTGCCTGAGACTTCCAGAGTAGGCATCTCAACGGTGCCTGTGAACACAGGAGAAGCTGTATCAGCCTTAGTGGCTATTGCAGTCTGAATGTTTGAATACTCTGCATCAATCTCAGAGCCTTTAATGATCTTCGCAGGGTTGCCTGAGGCAAGAGTGTCTTTAACTGCAAAGTTAGTAGTTTTGGAATAATTACTCATACTGTACGTCCTATGATTGCTTGTGCTGTCAGTCTTTGAATTGATACTGGAGCACCATCAATTTGTGCTTCAACACCTAGTTGTATTACCTGACCACCCCCACTAGCGTTTACTGTCGGCCTGTTTACCAACACCCCTGCGTTGAACTCGCCTTCATTATATTCTGCAATGTTATATTCTGCAATGATCTGTGTTGTCAGTGTAAACCGTTTCTTCTTGTATGCATAACTGTAGTCATAGCCCCAGTTAAGGGTCACATCTGTAGCACTTCCGCCAATAACTGTGATCTTAAGGTTCTTAAGCAGCTTAAGGTTACTAGGGGCACCAAAGTCTATGTAGTTGGTGAAGTAACTCAAATAGTAAGGTAGCCCGTTATCTGAGTATCCGTCATACACTGCTATTCCTTGTTCCATCCCAAAGTATAGTTTACCTTCTCGTGTTCTCAACATTGATTTTAAAGGAATTGAGGACCATGTAGTTGTTCTGAACGCTCCATTATCTAGTGGAGCCCTTGTGTCAAAACAATAGACTTGGTTTGATGATGGAAGAAATAATAGATAGAAGGCATCCTCAGGACTATACACACTAACCATATGGCCTGTTTCTGCAAGCACAAAGGGGTTTAAAGAGCTTCGTACATTCTTAGACAGGTCAGTCATTGGTACAGATTTTTCTTGTATTGTACGCTGTAGACTACGAACACCAGAGTCACTTAGGAATATTAAATCACCGCCTGTGTTTTGAACAGAGTCCCTAGCAATACAACCAACACCGACAATGGTATCTGCAAGCTGCATAATAGCTGGGTCTTCTACCCCAGTGTATATAAGGATCTGACGTTTACCGAAGATAAACAAGGCACCGTTGTGTGCGGCTAAGGAAATTATTGTATCAGTCCCATCAGGCCATACCTTAGAAATATCTATGTATCCTGATGACCCTGTATCCCACTTAAGTCCTGTAAGAAGGTCAGACCAATAAATTGTAGTGGCGTTGGCAGTAGTGTTGGCAACCCAAAGTCGACCAGCAGTGCTGACGACTATGTTTCCCTCTGGTACAGTGCCTGAGTAATCCGCATGGTCCTCAATCGCAACTGAGGTAGTTCCATCGTATACTACAGGTTTAGCACCCTTACGGAACATATAGTGTTTATTGTTCAGCGTTGCATGACTGTAGAAGCCGTCAGTTACCGTGTAGCCTGAAGGCGTTATGTCGGTGAGTGTCTCAGTTCCTTTGTAAATTTTAGAGTCAGAAGAACTGATTATCTCAGTGCTTCCGTCATCTTTAACAAACTCTGCCAAGGACACAAGGGTGTCTGGGTTAGTGGTCGTAACATAATTCCATCCCTTACGAGCACCTATGCGACCAAATTGGTCAATGACGCAGTTATTAGCTTCTAAGGCAAACTGCTCAGGTAGTGCCGTAGGGGAATCCTCAGTGTTTAGACCAAAAAAGCCAGGGGCTTGTATAGCAATACTTTGTAATGGTTTAGCCATATTTTACACCGTTTCCCAGATTAGTTCCTCTGGGTGTTGTCCAGCGTCCAATGCAATTGCAGTAGTCATTGCGTTATTAGCAAAGATTGCCTGCTCTGCCCCAGATTGACCTCCAGTTTCCCCACGCTCAACAAGTGCATAGCTATATGCCCATTGAACTATAGGATTCCAAGGAACAGCCACAGTGTCTGCATCATTTACAAGATCACCTGAGCGTTTAACGCCATAGACCTTAATGGAGGCTACGGAATCAGGAGTCTGATAGAATTTAATCTGGAGATCACCATTACTATCCAAACCAGACATGGAGTACCTAACGGCCTCCCCAGTGTCGTTATTGGTTAGTGTGTTGAGTCTGTCGATCTCTGCATTAGATTCCTTACGTAGCTCACGATCATTAGTCTCGTCCAATACGTACAAAACTTCAGACCGCTGTCCTGATCCAGTGAGACTATAGGTAGATGTACCCGATACTGTAGTGACAGGGAAAGTAGTGCGGAGTGCACTCCAATCCCAAGCATCTTCTACTAGTCTTTTAGCGTCATTAACGAAAGCGCCAATTAGCTTAGAGTAACTGGATTCGTTGACGGTAGCTACTTCATCCTCTCGGAGTCGAAGCATGACCGCATTAACCATTTCTAAATATGTCATTTTAAACCTGCTTAAAAGTTCTTCCTAGGACTTCTCTAGAAAGTAGTTTATCATCCGTAGGGATTTTTACTAGTGAAGGATCAAATACACCACGAGCCCTTGAAGCTGGTAGGACCGCTGGAGTCCCGCCTCCGCTAGATTCCGACAGTGCTATATCAATACCTGAAAGCCAATCTGGAAGATCTAAATTGAAGTCTGGTAAGTTGATATCAAACTCTGGGAGATCTACCGCAAGCTCTGGAATATCTACAGAAACATCTGGGATTTGACTAGAGATCCAGTTGTATACATCAGAAACTGTAGAACCTATTGAATCAAAGAACTCTGGTAGCTTCATGTCTCCAAAGTCTACATCAACACCAGATATGTCTGGGAATAGTTCTTTTACGAAATCAACTACAGAACCTACACCATCTTCAATGAAGCTAAGGTCTATCTCAGGCCAATTCACTTGAGTACCCTCAAGGAAACTTGGGACCTCAAAGTCTGGTAAAGTTCCTCCATTCTTAAAGTAATGGTAGGTAGCAATACCAAAGGCTTCCTGAGGCGACTTACCAGTGTCTAGTGCTACTGCACCTTTAACTGCTGCAATCCCTGCAGGACCTTCTAGGCCCACCTCAGGACCGTAGATTTCCCCTAGTACTCCGATAGGGTTCTCACCTACCATGATCCTAGCAGCACTCTCTGTAAGCTTATCGTAGCCCTCTGGAAGCATACTAGTCACATTGTCGCCAAACTGACTAACAACTGCAGTTACAGGGTCCATTCCTTGAACAATTACTTTCTCTGCAAGATCTAGGAACTCACCTTGGATTCCTCCGGCAGCTCCTACAACATTACCAATGATAGCACCACCAACAATGTTTTCAATGCTTAAGTCACCGTTGTAATAGTCCTGCCACCCCTTAGCTCTATTCTGTTTGACTGCTCCAATAATGTTGTTGGCAGTCTCTAGGTCCTGAGCTCCTTGAGAACTCTCAAAGTATTTCTGAGGCTGGATCTCACTAGTTTTAACTAATTCTTCCTTACCAAAGAAACTGCTCTTAACGTAAGACTCACCAAACTCATCTACGTAAGCTTCTGTAGTTATTGGAGACAGTGCTTGTAGTGCTGATCGTGTACCATAGGCAGCGTATAGGGGAGCCTCAAAGCCGCCCACTAAACCATTTACAAAGTTACCTGCGAACTGACCACCAATCTGGCTGATAACAAAGTTTCCAACAGCTTGTCCAATGCTTGTCATAAACCCTTCAAAAGAGATAGGATCTTGAGCTAGTACTTTACCGTTGTTAGGGTCACGTAGGTTTCCAGTGTCGTAGATAATGACGTTTGGCTCATTACCTAACCAAGAAGATCCTTGTTCTTTAGCAGCCTCTACAGCGCCTATGAAGTTATTGTAACCCTCTGGTCCTATACCGTACTGAGTCATCGCTGCATCAGTATATGGAATACCCAAATTCTGCCGAGAGTATCTATCAAAGAATTCGTCACTAGTTTGAATATCACCAAACGTAGAATCCATGATAGGATCACCAGACTCAATGGCATCCGTGAGTAACTGCGATGCAGTCATGTAAGGAGTACCTTGCCACCCAGTAGTTGCTTTGTTTGGATCTTCATACCAAGGAGCGTAAGGGTCTTTAACGTCTTCCATTGCCTTGTCTAATAGACCTTCAACCGTAAACGGAGAACGATCTTCGGCAACTGGCTCTGGCGTTGGTGTCGCATACGTAGGCTTAGGACTCAATAGTCCTTCAGCTACATAATTGACATCAGACACGCTATAGCCACCATTAGGGTCTAACTGGTTGTTGCCAGTACCTATCAGGTAACCTGTGCCACCATCCCCAGTTTCTACACGGTTAGCTGTATTACCAACTAAGTAGTTACCTTGTGTATCTCGTGTACCTAGAGCGTCTACATCTGCCTGCGTGAACTGCTGGCCTAAGGTGTTCTGATAGGTCCCTTGAGGGAGCGCAGGAACTACAGGAGTGGGTTTATTGATGTCTGCAGTTATAGTCTTATTGAATACGTCTAGGAATCCTAGAGGGTCTAGAGTGCCCCTAGCGAGTGATTCTTCAGCTTCCTGTCGTTGTTGCTGTGCAAGCTTTGCTTCTGCCTCAGCAGCCTCTTGGCGTGCCTGTTCTTCTTTAGCCAAAGCCTCTTCTTCAGCAGCTATTGCTTGCTGAAACATCATCTCATCAAAGGCTATTTGATTAGCGACATCAGCTTCCGCTACATCGACAAAAGCTTCAGTCTGAGTGTTAATGGACTCGTCTAATATATTCTGTACGTAACCTAGACTGTCTGCAGAAGCTGTTTCTCCAGTAAACGGGTCAATGTATTTGTAAGTAATACCACCCTCTAGAGTGCCTGTGATGTCAAAGGCATTAAGATCGTAAGCATCCTCAAGGGCCTGTTCTGCAGCTATAGCAGCATTAAACTCCTTGTCAAAAGCGTCTTGTTTTACTTTCTGAGTGTATGCAGCACTAGCCTGATCCGCAAGTGCTTGTGACTTATACGTCTTACCATCAAGAGCTTTGTAAGTGATTCCAGACGGGCTTGAGCTTACAAAAGTACCAGTATCTGTAGTATATCTTATATTACCAGAAGAATCCGAAGTGGTGTCATATCCGCCAGCATAAGCGTCCTTAAGGGCCTTATCGGCATTTATGGCCGCTTCAAATTCAGCCCAAGATACTTGACTTGAGGAACCACCTGAGGAACCACCTGAGGAACCACCTGAACCACTGCCAGAGGAGACTGAATAGCTTCCGTCAGTGTTTCTATCTGACGAACTAAAACTTAAACCAGCCACATTTAGCCTCCTTGGATAATATCGTTATACTCAATGATGGATACTAAAGCAGTCATCCCTGCTCCATCTAAAGCTTCAATTCTGTCACCTTCCTTAAGAGCGACAAACTCATTACTCGACCCACCAATCTTAAAGAACTCATTAGCAGATAAAGAATAAACATCAAATAACTGTAGGTAAGAAGATGCTTCGTTGTTCCAATAGCGAACACTGAAAGACGAAGTAGAGCCTGATGTGTTCGTTAGATACAAAAGAACCCACTCGGCTTTCTTACCTGTGGGTACTTCGTATAGTGTTTGATAGGTTGTCGTTAAAGGAAGACCAAAACTCTTCTTAATCATCTTAAGTTCCTAATGTATTAATTATAGCATGGATTAAGGATAAAGTCAATAGTCTATTTAGACTTCTTAGAGCCTTTGCTCTTATTTGCTTTGTGTAGTTTACACTTCATGTTACTTACCCTCCTTAGCTGGTATAGTATTTTCCTGTCAACATTTGATACGCTAGCTCCTGTGCTCTAACACCTACTTGATTAGCCCATTTACTGTCAAGCATTTCTTCACTGGCTCTACGATACTGTTTAGCCTCTATAGCTGCCCACATCTTCTTAAACTTAGATAAGCGTGAGATGCCTAGATTGAAGCACATATTGACAAGGC